AGCTACAGATTATCAGGGCAGAGTAAACACTTTGTATAGAGAATTCCAAAAAACGGTAGGAGAATTGGTAAGAGAGTTTGGATATAACAAATGTTCAACGTCCGTTAAGAACTTGTTTGACAGGGGTAACCTAGATAGTTATGTAACTGTGATACACGCTATAGAACCAAGAGATGATAGGGAACGTGATTTTAGTAAAAAGGATAATACTAATATGGCCTACAAATCTTGTTATTTTGAGGTAGGTGGGGATGGCGAACAGGTATTAAGAGAGAGTGGATACAAAGAATTTCCGGCAGTTGTACCAAGATGGGGTGTTGCAGGTGGCGATATTTATGGCAATTCACCGGGAATGGAAGCATTAGGTGACATAAAACAACTACAACATGAGCAATTACGTAAAGCACAAGGCATTGATTACCAAACTAATCCCCCATTACAAGTACCTAGCTACATGAAAAACAGAGATGTAGACAGTTTGCCCGGTGGAGTTACGTTTGTTGATGGTCAGCAGGGCAAAATTGAGACAGCATTTAACGTTAATTTAAATCTTGATCATTTATTGCGAGACATAATAGACGTAAGGCAGCGTATTAATGGTAGTTTTTATGCTGATTTGTTTCTTATGTTGGCAAATGCCACTGATACAAGAATGACGGCAACGGAAGTAGCAGAACGTCACGAAGAAAAACTGTTAATGTTAGGGCCGGTTTTAGAAAGGTTACATAACGAATTGCTTGATCCATTAATTGATATTACTTTTAACAGAATGGTAGAAAATGATTTAATACCACCTGCCCCACCAGAGTTGCAGGGCATGGAATTAAACGTAGAATTTGTATCTATGTTGGCACAAGCGCAACGTGCGATAGGAACAAATAGTGTAGATAGATATGTAAATAGTATGGGTTTAGTAGCACAGATGAAACCAGATGTATTGGATAAATTTGATTCTGACTCATGGGCAGATAATTATGCTGATATGTTAGGTGTTGATCCATCGTTAATAGTTCCCGGTCAACAGGTTGCAAAAGTACGCAAGGCAAGAGCAGAAGCGGAACAGGCAATGGCACAGCAAGAACAAGCAAATCAGGCTGCTGAAAATATGTCAAAATTAGGTAAGGTAGATGCAGGCAATGCCATGGATCTTATGAATCAGTTTAGTGGCTACAATTCACCATCACCATTGGAGGTTTAAATGGACACACCTGACAACATTAAATACGGTAATCAAACAGCCGGTTATAGAATGAGATATAAACAAATGATAGAAAAACACAATCAAGATAAAAAGAAAAAGAAAAAAGACAAAGGAGAAACACTTCAAGAAAGAATGTCGAGAATATTGTATGGAGGTAGCAGCAAATGAGTTTATACGAAAACATACACGCTAAACGTAAAAGAATTAAAGCAGGTTCTGGCGAGCGTATGAAAAGAAAAGGTGAAAAAGGTAGACCTACTGCTAAAGATTTTAAAAATGCTGCAAAAACTGCAAAAAAAATGTATCCTAATCAAAAATAGGTGTGACCGTAATATGGTTATAACTGGATATATTGGAGCATGAGCGAATACAATCCTCTCGATTTTAAAGGTCAACAAAAATCTAAAGACAATAAAAAGTCCGAAGAAAGAATTGACCGACAAAACGAGGAATCGGATATAAAATGGCTCATGAGCAGCAAGAGGGGTCGCAGATTAGTCTGGAGACTTCTGGAACAGGCAGGTGTCTTTCGATCATCGTTTAACACTAACGCTATGACAATGTCATTTAGCGAAGGTAACAGGAATTATGGTTTACAGATCCTTAACTTGGTTCACACTCTCTGCCCCGAACTGTATCCGACAATGATTAAGGAGCAAAAAAATGTCAGAAACGCTGATGACGGAAGCCAACCAAACCAATGAAGGCGACACTCAACAGCCAGTAGACGCATCAACTGAAGCAACTACTGACACCGAGCAGCAAGCTGAAGGTGTACAGGAACAACAAGTTTCGGATGAAACCACTGTTGAAAGTGAAACTAGCGAAAAAGACGTACCGGAAGGTGCGCCTGAGAAATACGAGTTTAATAGAAAGGTGGCTGACGCACCAGAAGAACTCGACCCCGAAGTTTTAACCGCATTCGGTGATGTCGCTAAAGAACTTAACCTGCCACAAGATGCTGCACAAAAAGTATTAGACAAAGTTGCACCTGTAATACAGGCAAGACAAGCTAAAGCTATTGAACAAACTAAAGTTGAATGGGCAACCCAATCAAAATCTGATTCAGAATTTGGTGGTGAAAGTTTAACTGAAAATTTGAATGTTGCGAAAGCATCTCTCGATACCTTTGGCACTGATGCTTTGAAGTCGCTGCTTCAAGAAACAGGCTTGGGCAACCATCCCGAAGTAATTCGGTTTATGTACCGAGCAGGTAAGGCAATTAGTGAAGACAGTTATGTAGGTAATTCTGAAGGTGCTGTTGGTAGATCTAACGTACCAAAAGATTTTAACGGCATAGCTAACGCACTATATTCAAATCAGCAAAACAAGTAAGGAGTTATTAAATGGCTACTCTCTCAACCTCAAATTTAACACTAGCGGATTGGGCAAAAAGATCTGACCCAGACGGTAGAGTTCCAATTGTTGCAGAACTACTTTCACAAAGCAACGAAATTCTAGAAGATTGCGTTTTTAAAGAAGGTAATTTACCTACTGGAGAACGTGTAGTTATCAGAACAGGATTACCATCAGTTTACTGGAGAGCATTAAACCAAGGTATTCCAAACAGTAAGTCAACAACAGCACAAGTTGATGAAGCTTGCGGAATTCTAGAAGCACGTTCTGAAGTAGACAAAGACTTGGCAATGTTAAATGGTAACACTGCACAGTTCCGTTTATCTGAAGATACCGCGTTTTTGGAAGCAATGAACCAGACTCAAGCTGAGACAATGTTCTACGGCAACCCCGGAACAGATCCTAAGAAGTTTTTAGGTTTAGCACCAAGATATAGTGCATTAACTGGAGCAAACAGTTCTACAAACGTTATTAGCGCAGGTGGATCGGGTTCTGACAATGCTTCTGTATATTTAGTTGTTTGGGGCGATCAAACTGTATATTGTCCTTTTCCAAAAGGATCTAAAGCAGGTTTAACCCACGAAGATCTAGGTGAGCAAACTGTTTACAACAGTGACGGTACAAGATTACAAGCTTTTGCTACACGTTATCAGTGGAAGAATGGCCTTGTTGTTAAAGATTGGAGATACGTTGTTCGTATTTGTAACATCGATGTTTCTGATTTAGCTGCTGGTACTTCAACACAAGCTGCAAGTGCATCTACTGCTCTTATTAAGCTTATGACTAAGGCATTGTACAAAATTCCTAATATGTCAATGGGAAGAGCAGCGTTCTATATGAACAGAACAGTTCACTCAGGATTATCTATTGCAGCACTTGACAAGTCTCAATCTGTATTAGCTATCCAAGAAGGCTTATCACAGTTTGGAACAGCACAAAGCTACTTATCATTCTTAGGTGTTCCTCTAAGAAGAGTAGATGCGTTGCTAACAACTGAATCTGCTGTAAGTTAATTTATTTATTACTAAAGGAGATCTAAAATGATTACAGACAAACTGCTCAGAGTGAGCGAAGATCAAGCAGTTACTTCTTCTGCATACTCTACAGACACTGTTGATTTAAGTGTTGCCAGAGATGTTGGTGAAGGTACTGCTTTGTACATGAATTTTGCTTTAACAGAAGCATTTGCTAATGGTACAAGCATTACTTTTCAAGTTGTTACTAGTGCTAACGCTAACTTATCTAGTCATGATGTTATAGGAAGTAGTGATGCAATTGTTACAGCAAGTCTTACATTAGGTAAAAACATTGTTGTACGCATCAATCCTGATATAGGTGGACTAGGTAAAAGGTATTTAGGTGCAAGATACGTTGTAGCTGGTACTATGAATGCTGGTAAAGTTACTGCTGATATAGTAGAAACAATTGGTGATGGACAGAAGTCTTATGCTTCTGGCTTTACCGTAGCTTAATAAGGAGAATCTATGCCTGTTTACAAAGCTAAAGTCAAGTGTTTTGTTGGTGAATCTTTACGAGAAGCCAACGAAGAGTTTGAATACAATGGAGAGCCAAACACTAATATTGAAATTGTTGGTGGATCTGATGTTGTTGATTATGATGCAATGACAAAAGCAGAGCTTGAAGTTTATGGTCGTACTATCGGTGTGGAACTTGATAGAAGACAAACAAAAGAAACTCTTATTAATCAACTTGAAGCAGCAAATAAATAGGCATTAGTCTTCTTAATTTTTTACAGGGGGCTAGTAGTAATACTGCTAACCTCCTCTTTTTATAGGAAATGTTATGGCAACTGAAATAGATATTTGCAACCTTGCCTTGGCACACTTAGGCGATGATGCAACTATTGCTTCGATAAAACCACCAGAAGGATCTGCACAAGCAGAAAATGCTGCAAGATTTTATCCTATAGCAAGAAACGCTTTGCTAGAAACACATACTTGGAATTTTGCATCTAAACGTGTAGCTCTAGCAACTACAACTAATACTTTGGAACAGTGGGAATATGCATATGTTGCACCTGCTGACATGATGACACCGCTTGCAATAATTTCTCCAACAGCACAAAACGATTACTCTACAAGAATGTCTTCTGGGGATACACCGGGCGGTATTACATCTAATTATTCTCCGACAATCGTAGCTGGTCATTATACACCACAACAATTTGCAGTAGAAGGTATTTATATTTATAGCAATCAGGAAAATGCATTATTACGATATCAATCAATAGTAACTGATCCTAGTAAATTCTCACCTTTATTTGTTGTTACTTTATCTTGGCATTTAGCATCTATGTTGGCAGGGCCAATAATAAAAGGTGATCAAGGCATGGCACAAGCAAAACGTTGTGCTGAAATAATGCAGGGATATTTAATTACTGCAAAACAACAAGATAGTTTACACAGAGATATAACAGTAGAACATATTGTGCCTTGGACATCTGGGAGGTAATTGATGCCAAACACGAGAACTTTTCTTAAATCATTTTCTAGTGGTGAAATATCACCAGAAATGTTAGGTCGTATTGATGATAGTAAATATCAACAAGGTGCAGCAACAATGCGTAATTTTATTGCATTACCACAAGGGCCGGCCCAAAATAGACCGGGATTTTCTTTTGTAAAAGAAGCTAAAGATTCTACAAAACAAACAAGATTAATACCATTTAGATTTAACGTGTCGCAGACGATGGTTATAGAAATGGGGCATGAATATTTTAGATTTCATACGTTAGGTGCAACATTGCAATATACAGATGGTTCAGCATGGAGCAATAGTACAAATTATTCTATAGGTGATATAGCAAAATATAACAACGTAAATTATTACGCTAAGACAGCACATACAAATAGCACACCACCTAACTCTACAAATTGGTATGCATTGCCTGCTGATATGACATATGAAATACCGTCACCATATCAAGAATCAGAATTATTTGATATAAAATTTGTGCAATCTTCTGATGTAATGACGTTAGTGCATTCTAATCATGAACCAGCAGAACTTAGAAGGTATGGTGCAACTAATTGGCAATTTATTAATATAGATTTTACCGCAGCTATATCTGCCCCAACAGGATTATCAGTTTCTGCATATATGCCAACTTCAGCAAGTAACAATTCTGATACTAACGAAGATCATACATACGTTGTTACAGCACTAGCAAGTGATGGAGTACGAGAAAGTGCAGCATCATCTAGTGTAACTGTATCTAATAATATTTTTGTAACAGGAGCTAAAAATACTGTTACATGGAACGATGTTGTCGGTGCATCAAGATACAGAGTATATAAAGAACAAGCAGGGTTGTTTGGATTTGTTGGAGAAAAAGATCATGATTCATCAGGAAATCCAGCAACTTACAGCATTGTTGATAATAATATTGCTCCAGATTTTGCTATAACACCGCCACGATACGAAACTATATTTTCTGGTACAAATAATTTTCCTAATGCTGTTTCTTATTTTGAACAACGTAGAGTTTTTGCTGGTACAAATAATGAACCGCAAACTATATTTATGACTAGGTCAGGTACAGAAAGTGATATTT